GGGCCTCGCCCCGACGCTTGATCTCGCCATCGACCACGTCGTCGGGGTTCGGCATCGCCGGCTCCTCAGGGAGGCCCGGCAATTCCTTCTCGACCTCGGCTGGCGTCTCGGCCTTGGGAACCTGCTTGAGTGCAGCTAGAAATTTGCGGTGGTAACCGGCGATCATATCCGCCTTGTCGGTGCCGTTGATGATCCGGCGCGCATTGACCGGATCATCGGTCGTGCCGTTGAAATACTTCGGCAGGCCGACGCCGGTGAACCAGCCGTTGGCCGAGCCGTCGTAAAGCACCAGGGCTGAGATTTCGTGCTCGAGCGCCCGGTGGGCTTCCTGGTGAATCGGCGCGTCGACCCCGTAGCGCTCCTTCATGTACCGTTGCGCCTTTTTGTAATTGTCCTCCCAGGTCAGCTGGACGTGGCCGCGGCCATAGTATCTTTGGCCGTGAGGTCCGGCCGGCTGGCCGTACTTCTGGCCCGAGCCTTTCCCGTATTCCTCGATCGGCTCCATCGTCTGGGCGGTTTCATGAAAGGCGGTGGCCAGGCAATAGGCGAGCCACTTGGTTCCGTCGCGCGGGTTGGCGGCTTCGAAGTGGCGCTCCCAGACGGCGAGCAGGTAGTTCATCCCGTCGACCTGGCGCTGAGTTAGCGAGCCGCGGAATAGGTCCTTCCGGACGGTGTCGAAGAAATGCTTACGATCGTAAGGCATCGCGACGTCTCCATTGTTGTCGAAGAAAAAGCCCGGCCGCCGGACGAGCGGGGAGGAGCACGCCGCCGGTCAGCCGGGGCGAACGGCATGCGGAGCCGTTCGTTTAGTGATGCGTAGCGACCTCGGCCTCGAGGGCGGCCATCCGCCGCCTGAGGTTTTGGACTTCAGCCCAAAGAAGCGCGACCAGCTTCGAGGCGTCAGCCATCTGCGGCTTGATCGAACCGTCCTCGTTGACCGCGTCCTTTTCGCCCGTCACCGCCCACGGACAGACGATTTGCAGCTCGTGCGCGAGGAACATCGGATAGCGCAGGTGAGCGGCGGGGACTGATGGGAGAGCGTGGGCTAGCGCCCCTGTCTGGGCAAACTCGGCGTCGTAGACCGGAACCGCGTCAATCATCGCGCCGACCCGTGGGGCCGCCGGACCATGCTTAATCTTCAGCCGGTAATCGGACGTAGTGTTGTATGAGGTGGTCGCGCCGTTCTGACGGATGCTGCCGACCACCGTCGAAGCGCCAGCCTGGAAAACGATCGAGTAACCGTCGGTGCGGTCGTTGCGCACAGTCATCGAGATTGCACCGATGACGGGGTTCGAGGACATTACCCCAAGCCCTTGGCCGAAGGGGTTGTCGACCGCCAGCACGCCCAATTGGCCTAGCGAAACTCCAGAGCCAATTCTGGTGGTCCCCAGGATGTTCTGACTTTGACTCGTGAACGTCGCCGGCACGTTGACCAAGACGTTCCCAGCGAAGGTCAAGTTCCCGGTCGCGCGGTTGATCGCTAACGCCGGCGGGTCAAACGACGCCCCGCCGTCCGTGTATCGGATCAACGCGAAGTCGGAGCCGGCATTGGGCGGCGCTCCCGTTTCCGCAGTCGCATCGCCCAGGCACATGACCCAGCGATCGACGCCGCTGAGCTGGCCATGGATTTCTGCGCTCTGCCCACTGGCGGCCTTGTCGGCAAAAATCCGGGGATTGGCGCCGGCCACCGCCAAGCCGGCGCCGGTGATATTGAGCGGGCCGGTGAGTGTCCCGCCGGTCAGCGGCAGGTGACCGCTGAGATCGGCTGACGGGCCTGCAGGACCTTGCGGCCCCATTTGGCCGATAGGCCCGGGCGGACCTGGCACGCCTTGGTCCCCTTGCGGACCCTGAATGCCCTGCGGGCCGGTTGGACCTGGCGGGCCGCCCTCATCGCCCTGCGGGCCTTGCGGGCCTTGCGGGCCAGGGTCGCCTTGAGGACCCGGCAGGCCCTGAGGACCCTCATCGCCCTGCGGACCTGGCGGGCCGCCGGGGTCGCCTGGCTGGCCTGGAATGCCCGGAGGACCTTGCGGGCCTTCCTGACCCGGCACGCCGGCGACCGTGATCGACCAATCGTTGGCGATCCCGGCGCCGAAGATCAGATCCGCCTGGATCACCAGCTCGTTGGTCGTCGGGCTATAGCTGACGCAGACGCCCTCAATCCCCACCAGGTCGGCGACGCTGGTCGCGCGCAGTCGCATCCCGGTGGCGAAGCCGAGCCGGAATTGATCCATGACGAACGTTGACGGGCCGAGCGCGACCTCGACCTCAGTTGAGGACGTGCCGGCGATGATCGGGCCGGCCGGCGCATAAGGCGCGGCGAAAATCTCCGCGCCGGGCGGCGAGAGGGCGCCGGGCACAACGCTTTTGATCGTCATGAGCGGGTGATCCCTTCCAGGATCGTAAGGTCGACCGTAAGCACGACGCGCTGAAAGTCGGCGTCGCTGGCGACGATGTCGCCTACGTAGCGGCCGGGCCAGAGTGTCAGCATTGTTGCCTGCGGCACGTAAAATATCAGGTGTCCGACGTCGGGCGGCGAGCCGATGAACAGCCTCCGGTCGAGCGTCGAGGCGGCGAGCACGATCTCATTGATCTGGGGCTGCCGACGAATGTGCATAGTGAACGCGATGCCGCTGAGGTTGAGCTGCTCGGGCGGCGGACCGGAGTCGCTAACCACGAAGACGAGGCTGTCGATCCAGTCTTCGTTATTCGCGACTTCGATCGTGACGTTCGCCAGCGGCAGGGCGAGGACGTTGGTCATGGGGCGGCGAACTGGGCCGGCGCTGGCACGCTAACGGGGCCAATGTCGAAGAACTCGCCGGCCGAGGCCGCGCTGGCGCCGACCGGTGGAGGCCTGAGCTTGCTGAAGGTGGAGATCGACGAGCCGGTGTTGTTTACGCCGCTGTCGACCAGCGGGAAGGTCGTTCCGTAAGTCGAAGGCAGGCCGATGACGATTGATGTAATTTGCTGCGCGTACATGTCCCACGGGTTGCCGACCGTGCGCCCCCACGATGTCTCCACGCCGCTCCCGCCGCCGGGCGCGATGCCAAAGGCGCCGTTCGCGCACACCCACTGATCAAAGAGAGTGACCTTCGCGCTGAGCGCATAGACGCCATAGGCGCCATTGCCGAACGAGCCGCCGCCGCCGTATCCACCGGGGCCACCAACTCCACTGCCGGTCGCAACCAACGACCCGCTGACGGCATGGCCATAGTTAGCGCAGGCGCAGGCATAACAGTCGGCGCAATTCAGACCGCCCGCCGCGTTGAACCCGCCCTGGCAGCCCCAGATCGAGACGTTGTTGCAGCGCGCGGCTGACCCTTGGGGGACATAGACGCCGATCTGCCAGGTCTCGTTATTAGGGCCGAGCGCGGGCGGCGTGCCAGAGGTCGGGGTGATGAGCAGGTCGGCGAAGGTGATCCGCCCCGCCCCGCTGTTTTGCACGCCATAATCGCCAGTTGCGCCGCCGTTGTTGGCGACCATAATCCGCGTGCCGAATTTGGTCACCAGCATGTTGAGGTTGGCGGTCGCGTCGATTGCCCGCTGCGCTTGGCTTGAGCCGTTGGCCTGGAAATCGTTCCATTGCGGGCGCGCCTGGCCGGAGATCATCGTTCCCCGGATCGTGATCCGATCGCCGGAAGGATGGGCGACATTGATCTGTCCGGGGAAGTTGCCAATGATCATTTGCAAGGTGACATAGCCGTCCTGCCCGATCGTCTTGCGCTTGAGCGCGCCCATCGCGTCGTCGATGGTGTCGAATTGCTGGCTCGGCCCGACGCTGTAAATGACCGGCGCGTTGATCTCCGGGTTGGGCGGAAAGCGAAGCGCATTGCCGTCATAGAAAAACTGCACCACATCGCCGGCGATGACGTCGCCCTGAAGCATGTCTTCTGGCCGGGCGCAGCCGTTAGGCTGAAGCAAAAATGAGCCTTGGGCGTCGATCGTCATCGAGGTCGCGCCGGGCGAGGTGTTGGCGATTCGAACCGCGATCACGTTGCCCGGCTGCATCGGCGGGATCGCCGGCGTGAAGTTGGCGGTGATCGTCCCAGGCGTGATCGAGATATCTTGGGTGTAGGGGATATTGACTTCGTAGACGTCGCCGGTCCCGCCGCCGCCGCCACCGAAATTCGAGAGCTGAAAATTCGTCCCGTCGAATACCAGCGTTGCGATGCTGTTGATCGGCAGCTCGTTCGGGCCGACGTCCGCGCCGCTCATCTTGCGGACGCCACGGACGCCTAGGCCGGCGTTGATGTTGCACGGGCCGGTATTGGTGGCGGCGACCCGCACGCGTAGCGTCAGCCCGGGCGAATAATTCGTGCCAATGAGCGGCGGGTCGAGAGCCACGACCAGGTTGTTGGCCGTGCCGGTGTCTTGCGCGAAATTGAGGAATTGCGAGCGGACGCCCTGAGTGACCTGCGTCAGGTCGGCGTCCAACGGCGTCAGACCGCTATTCTGAATCAGCCCGACCAGCTCGCGCTGGTTCTGCTCGAACGCCGCCGCCGGCGGGATCGAACCCTCGATGCCTTGCGCGGGATTGCCGTTGACGTATGGAGCGTTCGGATCAGGCTGACCATAGGGCGGCTGATATTTCACGGAACGCCTTCCTTTCTGGCGGCGAGCGCGCTAATCGGAGTCATGGACCTGCGGCCACGCTGGGGAACGACCAACAAGGAAAAAGCTGCGAACTGGCAGGGCCGCTCTTGGAGAATTCACGGCTAGGGGGTTCCCTCCATCGGGTCGGACCAATCCAAGGGCGTATAGTCAAACCGAAGCCATGTGTGGGCGGGCTTCCACCGCATCAACAGGCACTCGACGGCTAACGGATTGCGAAACTCAAGATGGTGATCGACGCCCGCCTGTCCGGCGGCGGCGCGGAACCAGGTCAGCCCGAGATAACCGACCTGCGCGGTCCAGACGAAGCGCCCCTCGGGCGGGCCGATATACCAGCGGAACACATCATCGGGCGTCGGCCGAGTGTCGCCGCATCTCGAGACGCCGGCCATGAACGGCGACCATTCCTTGATCACGATGCGGAAGCCGAGCCAGGCCATCAGGTCGATGAAGTATTGCCGGCTCTGCCCGCCCTGCCAGGTCATCTTGGTGACGAGCATCTTCTGCCGCTCGCCGATCGTCTGCGCCTCGGGGAAACACTCCTCAGGAAGCCCGTAGGCGGTCTCCCACTCAGGCAGAAGCTCGACCGTCTGCTGCGGATCGCTCTCGCGCTCGAGGAGGTCGGCGACGCGCGAGTCAACGAAGCCCCAGAACCAGGCGAGCGCGTCACAGACCCGGCGACGGTTGCTGGTCTTGGCGCGCGGCCAGGCTTGCCCTCGCGGCACGAGGGCCTGGAAGGCCTCGGCGTAATCGTCGCCAGAGCGCCGGATATGCTTGTCCGGCATCACGTCGTCGAGTTGGGCGTAAAGCGGAGTCTTCATCGAGCGGCTCCGCCGTAGAGGATATTCCCGAGCACGGGCATGTGCCCGGGTGAAGGCATGTAGTCGTCAGCGGCGTTGGCGAGCAAATAGGAGATAACGCCAGGGGCCGACATGATGGCGAAGTTTTTCCACGCGGCGTAAATCGTCCCGCCCGGCACGGCCCGCTCGCGCAGCATCATCTGCAAGCTAAGGCCGATCGCAGCCCGGACCGTCGGGGTGTCGGGGACGAGCCGGTCGATCTGGACGTTCACTCTTTGGCGAATAGGGGCAACAACAAAACAATCCTTAATCGCGACCGGCCGCAGTTTGTCTATTGCTATCTGAACGTTGTCGATGTCGCTCTGTCGCGGAAAGCCGCCCTCGGAAGCCCTGAGAGAGTCGAGCATTACGCGGGTAGTGACGGTGCCCATGCCCATTTCAAGGGCTGAGCACCAGGCGCGGGTAACGCCGGGGACGCCGAGCGCCCAAAGCTCGTAGTCGATGTTGGCGCCGCCCTGCGGCGGGTTGCGAATGCGCAACAGCACGCGCTCGCGCAACTCATCGGTCGTCTCGTCGTCGACGCCGTGATCCATAGTGACGACGGTCGCCTCGGTGTCGATGCCCAGATTGGGGTTGCCGACCGCAGGGATGACCCGCAACGTCGCGCCCGGCTGGAGGTTGCCGACGATGCCGGGATCGAGCGCGCGAGCCGGCGTCGGGGTCGGCGCGCCGCCGGCGGCGAGGAACACGGTTGCGGTGGTCTCATACTGGACGCCGCTATCACTTTGCAGCCGTTGCCCGATCGGTACCGGCGTCCAGGTCTGGCCGGTCAAGTAGACCTGGCCGACGGCGAGGGTAGCGAGCTTCCGCCCCGTGGTGCCGTCGGCGTTCTTCAGCCACATGTGCGCGTGGCGATCGAGCCAGTCCGGATCGGCCGTATCGGGCAACAATTGCTGCGTCGCCCAATAGACGAATTGCAGCACCAGGTGCGTCATCGCCGCGGTGACGTCGGAGAGGACACGGAGCGTGCTATTCGGGATCGAGGCGTCGGCGCCCTTGAGGTTCGAACGCACCTGATCGCGCACGAGGATGCGTGTTTCCTTGAGGGTGGGCGTGAGCCAGGGCACCTATTCGGCCTCTTCGATCATCTGCGTCCAAAGGATCTGGTATCTGAGTTCGACCGCTAGCGTCGGGCCTCGATAAATGACGATGTGGGCGTCGATCCGCTCGAGGCCGACGCGCTCGACCTTTACGTCGAGGCGGGAGGCGATCCGCAGATCGAGGAACGGCTGAAGGGCCTCGCGGATAAACCTATCAACTCGAGTCGTCGTTGCGCCGCGCTGGCTTCCGGGGTCGGCGATCTTGTCCCGCTTGAGGAGCCACAGCCGCGAGCCGATCGGCCAGGCGCCTTCCCATATCTCTGCCGCATCGGTGTCCCCCCACCAGCCGCCTCTGTCCGTGCTGTCTGGATCGGGAAGTGGATCGTCACGTTCAGCGAGCCCGTCGGTGCCGAGCGCGATGATGACTGCTGACGCCAACGCCTGCCGCTCGTCGAGCCGGCCATCGTCGAGAAGCGCCCAATCAGACTGAACGTCGTAGGCGGGAAAGAGCGTGTTCTGGACGAGGCGGATGTCCACTTTAGGACTGCCGCACCTGCACAAAAGGCGAGATTGGCGTGAACTGGTGGCCCTTGGCCGGATCGCCGCCGAGATAGACCTGGCCGTCCCGGATAATCACCGCGACGTCATCAGGCGTGCTCATTTCGTGCGACTTGTTGACGTTCTTCGTGCCGTCGTCGGTGACTTCGAGATAGGCCGCGCTCTCGTTCTTGTAGACCGGCCGCTGGCCCATCTCCTCTTTCGCGCCCGCGCCGCCGGCAGCGTCGCCCTCGGCGAAGGTCGAGGCCCCGCCCTGGCCGCCGGAGGTTGATTTCTGTTGCAGTTGCAGGCGTAGCTTCTTGCCGGCCCCAGCGAAGGCGGACAGGAACGTGCCGACACCGTTGAGGTGGAACTGCTGGCCCGTGTCCTTGCCGCCAAACAAGGCGACGTCGCCCTTCTCTAGGCCCTTCATCCGGTGGCGGCGGTCATCTACGGGACCGGCGCTCGGAAAGGATCGGTTGCCGCCGATGAACGAGATGAACGTCTCGGGGCCAAGGCCAGGTTTTCCATCCTTCGCTTCATCCGGATCGAACGGAAGGGACGTGAAGCCATATTGTTGAGCGTGCTCAATACCCTTGCGCGCCTCACCTTTCATGAACGAGGCGGCAATTTCTTGCACGCCTTTCAGGTCATCGACCGGCAACGCATCGCCGACCTTCTGCAACAGCGCGCGCGCGCCGCCGGCGGAGTAGGCGCGGAAGCTGGAGTTGGCTGGGGTGGCGCGGTGCATAACGCGGTCTCTCCTTGACTTGCTAGATTACTCACGAGACGGTCTAATTGTCGGCATGCCGACGGCCGCCGCCGGCCGCAGGTGCTGTGATATGCCCATGGATCGTATGCCGGCGGCGACCTTCTTCAGACGTCGAGATAGAGCGGCGGCGGATCGGGCACGCTGGTCGCCGGGGGCGCGGGCGCGTTGGTCTCGTAACTCGTCGGATCTTGCGGCGCCTCGGCCCGGCCGACGTTGAACTCGGACTGGCCGCGCAGCAAAAACGG